GCAAACTTGGTGTTCTCGGCTTTCTTTAAGTCGGGCTTTCCAGACGCCATCAGCAGATGATTGTCGGGTTCGGGGTCATAATTTGGAGGGTGAACTTCCACCCGCAAAGGGTGTTCTCGTAGTCCTCATCAATCGGCTCGCATACGGGGTCGTTCACCAACTCAAAGCCATCGGAATACAAAGCACCCCTGCGGAGGGATGCAATCATTTGCTGCGCTGAAAAGAGCGCACGGTGGTAGATGTCCTGCTTAATCGCCACCCCTTGAAAGGAGTACGGGTCGACATTCGGGTCTTGCTTGGAATAGTCCACCACGTCCATCACAAGCAGGTCAACCTCGTAGGTGACCGTCCGTTCGCTGACGGTGGCGTTCCCCACCAAGATATGACAAAGCGGGAACAGGGTCATCTTACGCATATCCACGTCAAAGATGTTGCCCCAAGTCGTAGTCGTAATATAATCAGCCGAGGTCGCTGCCGATTGCAACGCCTCGCATAGTTGATAGTATCCGTATTTCATATATATAAAACCCCCTACCTGCTTTGTTGTCGCAGGAGGGCTTGGTCTACCCTTGCCTTGTCAACTTCGTAAGCAAGCCAAGTAAGGCATTGGTTCAGCGGGAGATTCGTGACGGCCTCACTATTGAGTACATTTCCGCCAGCAAGTTGATGGATGACTGCAAACCATCCCCATTTTTTAGCGAACTGGCTTTTGATGTCCGCAGCTCTTTGGTCGCTGGGTTCGGACTCGAAGACAGTAGGGTACCTATCTGTAATGATAGTTGCAAACGAGTAAAAAAAAGCCGACACCCCTCCACGATGTCCATAGTTACATTCTCGAATGCTGCTCCGTCGTGCTTCGCTGGGTTGTATGCCTCGATCTCGTAGCGTCCTGCGGCCTTCTTGGTGATGGGACGGTACAATACCCCCAGCCATTTGGTGGCGTTCTTGATGGAATCTTTTAGGTACTCCTGTGCGTCGATGAACTCGCCCGTGGTGATGTCCTCCAAGTTGGGGTGAAAGCCGTACTCCACGTCCCCGATTTTGATGATGCGCTTGAGGTCTGGTTTCTCGTTCAAGGTAAACAGAACAAGGGCTTCGATTTCCTCCAGTTGCGCCTTTGGGAATAACGGATACTCCTCCGCATCAATTCCGCAGAAGATAGACAGAGCGAGTTGGTTGAAGGTTTCATCCGTGGGGTTTGCCCCCATAAAACGCTGGTAGTCCTTGAGCGTGATGTCAGCCAGCTCTGTGGGTATTATTACTTTACGAAGCATTCCTGTCGGGTGTTATTGATATTCTCGATGTCAAAGAATTGCACGTCGTGGTACAGGTTCTCGGCCAGCTCCTGCGCTTTCTCTTTTGTAACGGACGCAAGGGCTTCCCTCCAGTCACTCGGAGTACGGCACAGGATTGAATTGCTATCGTTCAAGAGGGGCGTGTACGGGTGCATCTTTTGTGCGATGATACAGGTCTTGGTGAATCCTGCCTCCAACGCTTTGAGGTTGGACTTGCATCGGTTAAATTCGGTTGGTGCAAGTGGTGCGATAGACACGTCCACCTGCCTGTACAGTTCCCCGTAATTCTCGTAGTTCTTTTTGTCGAATGCCTGCCGTGTACCAATCGCCTGTTGGTAGTATTCGATTGAGTACGAGTTGTGAGCCGAGAGGTCAATCTCATTCCACTTGAGGTCGTAGTCGTGATGCAGGGCACCGAGGTAGCCGATGCTCAACTCCTCCGTTACCTTGTCCGTTTTCCATTGCTCCCGCCGTGGGTCGATGCCGTTGGGCAGGATGTAGATAGGAACATATGGGTTTATCTTTTGAATCTTCTCTGCCAGATACTCGTTGGTTGTGTGAATCTCGTCCGCTATCTTGAGAGAGTTGAGAATCTGCGTTCCCTTTGCAAGCGACTTGTTGATGTGGTCGGTAGGCAGGTTCCACCAATCGTCCAAGTCAACGATGAACTTGATGTCGTACTTCCGCAGCAGGGCTTTGAACTTGTTGTGGTCTTTGGTAGCCAAGCCACGGTTCACCACGAGGTGCGTGATATGCCCCTTTAACTTGTCGAGGTCGGCTATCGTGCCGAACTTCACAGCAAACCCACGCATCAGTAAGTCCTCGTAAGGAACTTGGAGTCGGTGGTAGTAAACTCCGTTTGGTTGACCTACAACTAATATCATCTCAAAGTGTATCGTCCAAAGTTAGGGTTTGCCTTCTTATTAAATACCGCATATCTCGCAGCATCGCAGGCGTGGTTGAAAGCGTCCATCGGTTTATTGAGCAGGTTCCCGTTCTTGTCCTCTGCCCACTTGTAGTTCTGGAGTTCTTTGATTAGGTTCGTGCTTCGTGGGGTAGCGAGTAGCCGAAACCGCTTCATCATATCGATGCCCGCCATTACGGAATCTGGGCCTTTGGCGGTGGGCTTCACGTTCCACCCAAAGCGGTGCAGCTCGTCAATAGATTTGGGTTCTGCGCTATCGGCAAAGATTTCCGCATACCTACTGATGCCGAGGTCGGTCAGTACGTTGTGAATGTCTCGGTTCGTCATCCCCGTGCGGTAGACAAGCTCGTCCATATAAAGAGCGTCCCCGTACTCGTATACACCCACGAGGGAGGTCGGGTCGTTTGTGTAACCGAAGTCCATTCCATATGCCAGTAGTTTTGCTTCTTTTGGGATGTCGCTCGTTGAGAAGGTGAATACTGCTGCTCGGTTGCTGCCACGTTCCCCCAGACCGTACACCCGCCAGTAGTCCTCGTCCGTAAACTGGAGGCGTTCAATTTCGTCAATGATGACGGCATCCAGAAAGGGGTTGTCTTTGTAGGTTGTTTGGTAGAAGTCACAATCGTCACGGGTCAATACCTTGTCGTAGATCCAGTGGAAGGAATCCGAGGGGTTGTAGTCGAGAATGATTTTGCCGTCCGTTCGGAAGATAAGCTGCTGCCAGTCCTCGAAGAACAGTTCGTTCGCCTCGTTGATGTACAATAGGTTCCGTTTCCGTCCCCGAATCTTTTGGGGTTGATCGAGGGAGATGAACTCCACGAGGTTACCATTCAACTGATATTCGTGGTTGGACATATTGTGGTTTTCTTCCCGATACAGGTCGTGCGCTCGCAGGATGTCGATGAAGTCACGCATCACAGACGCACGCAAAGAGGGGAAGGTCTTTCGGCAGACCGTGACCACCTTGTCCCTGTTGTTTGCACAATAATGAAAAATAACCCAGAGCAGGATGTTGTATGTCTTCCCGCTCCGAGTGCCTCCCTGCTCTACTGTGATTCGCTTGTCGCTCCGCAGTAGGTGGGCAAATACCTTATTCGTTCGTATCTCCGACAATGGTGACCTTGAAGGATTTGTCTGCGTGGTGTTCTATCTCCTGCCGTTCTACATAGCCACGGCTCTTGCCCTTTGTCTTTAAGTAGAAGATGGTGGAGGTTGGGTTGCCGTCCTTTATCTGGTTGTGCAAGGAGGACTCCGCAAAGTCAATAGCCATATCTGCGATAGCGTCTACCTCTTGCTTGTACTTGGGGTCTTCACGGTACCATTCGTAGTGGGTGTTGCGGCTGATGCCTACCACCCGTGCCGCAGTAGACACAATACCAAGCGACTTTTCGAGGGCTTCAATCATTGCCCTTTTTGTAATGTCCGTTTTAGTACTCATTCTCCAGAGATATTGAGTTCGTTTGTAGGATGTTGCGGAATACGGACTGCGCTTGTTTCCAAAGGATTAGCTCGTATTCGTGCTTGGATTCCTGCACCATTGTATGCAAGAACAGTTCGGTCTCCCATAGGGAGTTCCAAGCGTCCTCGGATCGGACTGCTCTCTTGAAGATGGCCTCCTGTTCGTGGGTCTCCACCTTGTATGTGAGTGTTGCTTTCATTTTAGGTAGTTGTAGTATGAAATGCTTTCGTTTATTGTTTGGATGTCGCTTGCTTTTTGGGCTGCCTGCATTGCAAAGATACCATCTGCTTCGTATACGTCGGTGAATTTCAGTTGCTTGGCGATTTTATACTTGACCATAAAGGAAGCCATATCGATATTGCCTATCTGTGGCTGGTCTGTTGCTCGTAGTCGGACGGTGCCGTCCTTGTTCTCTTGCCCCCACGTGACCATATCTGCGGTGCTTCCTTGGATGTGTTCGTACCAGTTGGGGTGGATGAGGTTGTCATCGTCGAGAAAGAGGATGTAATCGTCTGGCTTGGCCTTTAGGCGGGAGAGCATTTCGTTCCGTACAGGATGACCCCAGCTGCCAGTGAATTGAGACGTATACCATTTGCCTCTTGATTGTACGCCTGTTGATTTATCAAAGGCCACCTTCCAGCTGCATTTGGGTGGAATGCTTGGGGCTATCATCACAAGGTTCCACGGACGAGAGCAGGGCGTGAGGATGTGTATCATTTGAGGCGGATGTAGTTCACGCAATCGTTGAAGGCGTCATCGTTCATCTCCTCGCTCTGGTACTCCAAAAAGAAGTCCTTTCCCTTTCGTCTGTACACCTCGTAATGGTGAAGCATAATGCCCGCCATCGATACGTTGATACGCATAATGTAGTAGGAACCGATGACGGTGTCAAGGGAGAATCCGTGATAGGTACTGTAAGTGGATTTCATATAGGTACTCTTTTGAAAGTTTAGTGCCAAAGTCGGCTTCGTGGTGGCAAGGTCGGCATACCGCCATCAGATTCTCGATTGTGTCTCGGCTCTTGCTCCCTCCCATCCCTCGTGGTTGAATGTGATGGATGTCAACCGCACGGCCTCCACACACCTCGCAAGGAACGAACTCCACGGGCGATAGCCCTGTGGCATCAAAGTAGACCTTCTTGTGTTTGACCATAACGCTCACCTAAATAAACCGCTCCGATGACTTTTGTGATGCGGAACTCCGTTGCCGCCTGCAAGTCGTAGCGGTCTTTGATTTGTTGAATGCACTCCTCATCTGTAACTACCGAGCGGTACTGCTCCCATCTGGAGGAAGCCCAGACCTTTTTCGTGTGCTTCTTTTTGCTCTTGGTGTACGACACCTCCAAGTCCAGCATCCAAATCGCATTACTCATTTTCGGCTCTTGCTATTTCGGACGCCTTGTCTTCGTACCATTGTGCTTTGAGGATGTCCTGCTCGATTGGATTGTTTGGTTTGCGGCCTGCTCGCATTCGGTATTTGAAGGCGTTGATTTCGCAATAGGCAATGAAGGCCGCTGGCCCCCATATGTCAAGCATCATCTCCCATACCTCTTTGTTATTTTGCTTATAGTGATCGGGTCTGACTTCGCTCATTTGGTATTGAATTTTTCGTTGTAGTAATTAAGGGAGGGCCAGTATGCCCAGTCATCTGGGTCGGGGATAGCGCAACGATAGGCGTCCATTATTTCCGTGCGATGCTTCTCTCTTGCTTTATCAACGATAAACTTGAATGATATATCAAAGTCCTCCTTGCTCATCACTCCTTCGATAAGGTATTCAATGATGACCTTTAAGTTCTCCTCTATCATTTGGATGCTGCTCATTCTATATTCAAATTATTGGATTGTAAAAGCGTTCGGAGGTCTTCTCTGACTTGGTCGTAGCAACTGTACTCGCACTCGTTCAGCATCCCGTGCTTCATTTTACCTCGCAGGTCTTGGTCTAACTTCCAGAGGACGTGCTTGTACATCCCCCCGTTGGTCACATCGCTGAACTCTTGCTCGTCATCGGGCAAATTGAACTCAAGAATCGCTTTCATAAAGTAAAGAATAATTTACCTACCATTGCAGCAAGGCCACCAACCAAAGTGTACACAACGTCCCAAACGCTATCGTTGTAGTCCCTACGACCGTCGAGCAAGATTCCTTTTAATTCTCTGCCGAATGCTGCTGCGATAAGAATCGGCCAGCTACCCGTAACGGCAAGGATTGCCATCCCCGCCCAGAAGTGTGCGATATGGTCTATTTTCATTTCTCTTTGGTGTTAAAGGTTTCGTTGTAGTATTGTTCAAAGTCCATCTCAACTGATGCTCCACCAATTTTAGGCAATCGGTCTAAATATTGAGTAAATGAATGGTAAGACTCTACTGCTCTATTTTTAATCTGCTCCTTCTCCATTTCTTTGGCTTGGTCTCTAAGTTTAAGCATACCACCCAAAAACTCTTCTTGGTTCACATATCCTCTTTTCAATAACTCTATCTGATTAAATGTTTTTTCCGTATACCATTCTATTGCTGTCTGTTTCATAACTTTTCTATTTCTTGTTTTACTTCCCCCCAATATAAAAAGTGTGCATCTGTTTGAATAAAATGATTTTCTTCATTCAATACCTCATCCACTGCAATCAATGCACATTGTTTGCATTCATACCAACTCAATGTTTGGCCTTCTTTATTAATTCCAAAGGTGTAATATTTTCTTACTAATTCCTCCGCCTTCTCTTTTGGTGTCATTTCTCGTTGGTGTTAAAGGTTTCGTTGTAATACTCCCGTTTCTCAACTAACATCCAAGTATTTTCGTCCCATTCAGTATGTGAACCAGCCTCATAAGCGTCCATAATCACCTCTTTCTCTTTCTCAAGTAATGATTTTACTTTTTGCTCAATCATTATAGGCCAATCTAAATCCATTGGTAAGGTTGCTCGAACCCACTCCAACATTTCTTGCATTGGTGTTTTCATTTCTCTTTGGTGTTAAAGGTTTCCCAGTAATAATCGCACTTGCCGTTCCGAATTGGAACCTCAACAAACATCGATTGATACGTTCCCATTGGGGCGGTGAATCGGTAGCACGTTTGCTTCAAGGCACAAACTTCGCCCGTGCATTTGGTAATGTCAGTCATTTTGTAAGCATTAAAGTTGACCGATGATGGTATAACTGTCAAGCTCGGGGTTGTCATTGCCGAGGAAGAACTCCTTGTATAGTTCAATCGCCTCGTGCGCTTTGCGCTCACCTTCCGCTACGAACTCTGGAGAGACCGTGTAAATCCCAATATCAAGGGACGCTTTGTCAATGGCGATGAAGATGAACTTGTCAATCGGCACCCCAAAGAGGCGGGTGTAGATGAACGCCTGCAAGTCGTATCCGTACTTCTTTGCGGAGTAAGGAAACGCACGAAGGTCGGTAGTGGTCTTAAGGTCGGCAATGAAGCCGCTCGTGTAGATGTCCGCCTTTGCACGGAAGGGCAGCCCCTCAATCATTCCCACTTGGGGAACCTCGTACTCGCAGTCATTCACATAGTCCATCACCTGTTCGTTGCGCAGTAGTGCGTTGGCGATTCGCTCGGCTTCGCTGAACTCCTTTGCCGTGATGATTTTGGCTCCTGTTTTCTTCGCCTCTTGCCACGTCTTCGTGTTTTTGCTTTGCACGTCAATGACCTCGTAGTCCTTCACGAGATCGGGTTGCAGTACCATCAAGTGAACCAGACGACCAACGGAGAAAGCATCGGAGTCCTCCTGCCCGTATTTCGTCACATAGTGGTACGTCTTTGGGGATTGAAGCAGGAGCTTTGCTGCGCTGCTTGAGAGTGCCGCACGGCCGAGGTGTCCGTAGTAGAACGAATCGTCAAGCATCTTCTCTTTGAGGGTGACGGTGTCCCAGATGGAGCCGTCAAGTAGTTTGATTGTTTTCATTTTGCAATATGGAATTAATATCGTTAGTCAAAAAGAATTTGCCGTATTTATCCTTCTCTACTTTTAATCCTACTTGCTCAAGAAGCTCAAGGTATCGGTATACAGAACGAACGGTTACTTTCATAGTTTTAGCCAAGCTCTGGGTTGTTTTATTCTCTCCCGATTGCAGCTCTTTAATCATCTGAAATACCCGATAAAGTCGATGCTGGTTGTACATACTTTTTACTTAAAGATTCTTTTCACTTCGTACTCCTTGACCAGTTGCTTGTCATCGTCTGGATGCAGCAGATATTCAAAGCACATTTTTTTCTTTCCAACTACTCGCATTTTGTAATCCTTTGACCCGAATGGCATTCCCGCAATTACGTCAAACCAACTGTACTCTTTGACTGTCTTCATCTCTGTTTGTTTTTTGCTCTGCGGTCACGTTCCTTCTTCGCACGGCAGAACTTGCAGTCCGATCGCTGATAGTAGACCACCTCGTTTTTGTTAGTGCGCTTGCAATGCGTGAAGTACTTTGCATCTACTACCTCCTTGCAGTCCGTGCATTCACGGGTCACAAGTTCCTTGAATATGCGCTTCATCGCATTATTGCTTTGTACATCTCGTTCACATCGAACGGGAGGTTTGGTTCATATGGATAGTGAACGAAGTCCACATCGTGGAACTTGCCGTCTGGAGCGTCGCAACTATCCACGTCAACGTGCAGCTCATATCGTATCATATCGTCTACGGATTTGAACCCTGCCCAGTCAGCGAAGATTTCATTCCAAGTACGAGGGGCTACATCCTCGGGAGCGATACCGATTCTATCGGCATAGTCCATTAGAAAGTCGGCTGACAGTCGCATAGCTGGACGTATATGATTTGAGGAAGGAGAACAACTGCAAAGAAGGCAGCCGACAGGATGAGCATCCACGCCAAAGGGACGGTGATGTCAATGATTAGGTTTTGAATCTTGCTCACTTTGATTGGTTTTGATTGTTGTTTGATTAGGACAAAAGGTCTCCGAATGAACCGCAGTAGCGAGCGGTCTTTGGGTCGATACCCATCTTTGCAACCACCTTGTCAATCGCCTTCTCGTAGCGAACAAGGTAGGTTTGGTACTTTGCTGAATTCAAGTTCTTGGAGTAGTTGCCAGAGTACAACCAGTTGCGTGCATCATCCAGAACTTTAACTACTGATGGCTCAGAGTTGATGGCCATCATATCATCGTTGTTGAAGTAGTTGATGGTGATGCCGAATTCAGAGATAGTGGTCATTGTGATTGGTTTTTCTTATTTGATTCACCAAAGTAACAACCAAAAAACCAGACCACCAAATTTTATTTACATTTTTTTTCTCCATTGGGCGTAACAAACTGAAATTCTTTGCTTTTCATCGGGGAACTCCGTGTTCATTACGTCATTTGAGACGCACCTTTGGATGAATTTTTCCTGCGTTTCAGCGGGCTTGGGGGTGGGAAGTGGCATAGTTTATTATTTTGAAAGTTGGTAAAAGCTCAAGGTCGGACAATTCAATACGTGTAATTACATCAAGGCGGCCGTCCCTCTGGTACAACTTGAGATACGCATCGTCCCTGTGAACGAAGACCTCCTCAACTGTCATCTCAATCAGCTCTGCCAACTGCGATCGTGACACCATAACAAACCCACCAAGCGAAGCCATCTCAAAGGCAATGTACCCAGCGTGCCCGTAGAGCCACCCTGCGTGACCTCTGACGTTCTTTAACTCAACCCAGACCTGTTCGTTCTTCTTCTGTCCTTTAACGTCAACAGAGGTCTCCCCTTGCGGTCTGGTAACCCAGTAGTCAATGTGTAACTCAATGTCTTCTTGCCTGCTGCTCTTTCGGCAGCGGTACCCAAGTGCTTCGCAAGCCAAGACAAAACTCTCCTCACCCTGCTTTCCGACCTCTCTGGACTGCGCCCAGCGAGCGTCACTCACCATAGGTGTCGTACAAATTCTGAAGGTCACGAATCCATCCCGCCCATAATTTAGGCGAGCAAGTGCAAGGCACGACCATCTTGTGCTGAAAAGTCCGTGCGTGAATACGGGCAATCTCCTCACGCTCAATGGCGGTCAACTTGTGCTTGCCCAAGACGGTACCGAGGAACGTGTACTCCGCCTGCTCAAGGCAATGCGGCTGCTTAATGGGGAACAACTTGTTCAACTTCTCCTTGCGGGCATCGCAACCGCAGTCAACTCCCGTAACCTCGGAGAACCATTCAACGGCTGCTTTGATACCTGTCGCTTCCGTGATGCTTTCAATCACGTCTCCCGCCCCTTTTGGCTTTCTGCCACGCTTCGTAGTCGGCTTGGATGTTTGTTCTGATTTCATTTTTTGCTTGTTTTAGAGTGTTGCGAATTGAGTCACGAGAGATGCCTATGGAGCGGTTCATTTCGCTGATGCTCATCTCTTGGTTGATTTCCAGAATCATTCGGTCGTACCATCGGATGACCTCCACTTGGTCTTTCACAGAATTGAGGAGCTGCTCGTAGGCCACATCCTCCTCGTAGTTGTACTCGTTTTCGGGTTGCCGTAGCCATTCATCCAACTCGTACATATCACCGAAGTTCAGCTTGTGCAAATTCTCCTTTTGCTTTTGGAGTTTTATGCAGAGGTTGATGCAGGAACGGTACACAAAAAAAAAGTTCACCTCTCCGTTCTGGATGAAGTGAACCTTTCCCTCCTCGGCAAGTTGAAGAAGGCGAATGAACACCTCCTGCACCACGTCCTCGGCTACCTCCATGCCAACGTATCCCTTGGTGAAATTTACCAAGACCTTACGCTTCTTTGCGTAGAACTGCGATATTAAATCATTTGCTTTAATCGCTCTAACTTTTGACGTAAATGTACCACTTCCTCCTGTAACATAGCAACTTCCGTAGTTTTCTCCGCCAAACGCTGCTGCATTTGGGTACGTTCTTTCACCAAAGTTTCCACGTCCAAGGTGTCTACGACCTCCTCCGAGTTGATGATTGACTGCGCTATCTGGTAGCATCGCCAGTATTCGGCATCCTTTCTGAACTCCAAGCTCATATAATGAATCACCGTAGCGTGGGTCTTGCCCATTTGCTCTGCAAGCTCTACCAATTTATACCGCTTTCGGAATGAATGCGTGAATGCTGCTCGCACCTTGACATTTGCAAGCGTCCGTCTGCCATCATCTTTGTGATCAACGAGTACGCAAAAATCTTTATAGTTCATATTTCTTTTGTAGTTCAAGTTCAAGTTGCAAGACCTTCTGTTCGAGTGCCTGCTTCTCAACTGACATCTGATAGAATTTCATTGATATTTCGTTGTGGAATTGACGGTACTGCTCGATGGTTCGGGAGGCGTCAAACACATTGTTGAAGTGCTTTGCCCCATCGTATCCGTGCTGCTCCAGAATCCATTGGGCAGTTGTGCCGAGGTCGATGACCTTTTGCTGGAGGAAGAACTCAAAGGGCAACACAGTTCAACAAGTTTTGTCCGTCAATTGTAAATCCTACGTTACCCATCATCGAGGTCAGCACGATCGGGTTGTCGTATGGGGTGATGCGTCCTCCCGTCTCCGTCTCCTTCACTTTCCGCACGTGGATGTGGGTGTGCTTCCAGTCGGTAGGGTGACCAGCATAACGGTGAATCACCACTACACAGTCCGAGCGGTTGCCCCACTTTCCCCCTCCCTCAATATCTGCAATACCAACTGGCATAGGGAGGCGGGCGTATTCGTGTTTATCGTGGTGGACTTTACGCATTGCTTCCGTAACTGGGTGCGTGGATACAATCAAGGTCACCTGCTCCTTGTGGGAGAAAACCCGAAAGGCACTTGCAACCTCGTAGTGGTACTCGTGCATCGAGGTCTTGCCCAAGACGCTCTGGTCTGTGCGGAGGGAGTTGTACGGGTCAACAAAGGCACCCGTGTACGGCCACTCATTCAGCACTTCGCCAAAGATTTTTAGCAGCTCGAATGCCGATAGAATCTTGTTCGGGTTGATGAACTTAAAGTACTCATCGATGAAGCAGAGGTCATCGTGCATACGTGCCTCTGGAATGAGGTTGATGGGCTTGGCGTGTAGGAACTCAATCAGCTTTCGTTGGATGGAGTGAACCTCGTTCTCCGCTGCGTAGCAGAGCCACTTCTTGCCGTGGGTAATGGACTGCATCAGCATAAGGTAGAACATCGTGTGCGTCTTGCCCACGTTAGCGTGTCCTGTGCAGACGATGAACTCCCCTTCCTTGAATCGGAGGAACTCGTCTATCTTCTCGTTACCGATTCGTCCCATATCAAAGTAGGAACCTTTTTGCGCCCGTTCGAGATACGGGCTTGTGTCCGTGATGGACAGGATGTCTGGATGCATAAGATTGGTTTTGTGCAAATAAACAAAATAAATTCCAGATGCGGGAATTTTTGCGGTCGGGGCTGGACTCGAACCAGCATTGCAAATGAGGCAACAGTTGTACTGCAACACCCGACCAAGTTGGGGGGTGCATCACTACCCCCCCAGAGTCACCACCAAAACCAATCAGAAAGGTGACTCCTCTACCGCTTGGCGAATAGCCATATGCGCTTCCTGCTTTACCTCTTTTTTCTCCAGCCAAGCGTTGAACCGCTCTGCGAGATCAAGGATGTTATCCGTAGGAATTGACTTGCCTGCTGCTGCGTGAGCTGCTGACAGTTCAATCGCTGCCTTGAGTGCAACTTGGCGGACGATAGATGCTGTGCGTTCGGCATCGTTAGCACGAGGTGCTGCACCGCCTCGGTTCCAGTTACTACCACCAGAACGCTCGACCTTGATGGTGCCTCGTTCGTTGATGGTGCAGTTGATGTCCTCGCCTACTTGATGCGGGGCATCTTGGCTTTTGGAGAACAGGGTTCCGCTTTGTCCGTTGTCGAACTGAATCTGGAATTTGTAGAACGTGTTTCCGTCATTTGAGTTCCACGTTCCGTTGGGGGAGATAGATACAATCTTCATTTGTTAGATTGGTTTTGTAACACCACTCGGAGGCGGGTGTTAGTGCCTTAATTCGTGAAGGAGAGTTTGCTTGAGTACCTCGTTCTCGGCTTCAAGAAACTCCATCTTTGCAGCCATTGCTTCCACTCGGTGTTGTAGGTACTCAACCATTTGTTGTGCCGCCTCTTGCGACCAGTTGGTGCGGGTTCCGTATTCCATCACATCGAAAGAATTACTTGGCAGTTGCCACGAGTGAAACGGGTGAAGTCAATGTCTGACAGGTCGGCAGTCCACTTGGGGTTGTCGATGAGCTGGTCAAAGGTATCTTGATCGTAGTCCATCTGGACGGTGACCCGTGTGCGGTCAGAGATTAGGGCGTAGTGGTTGGGAAACATCTTGCTCAACGCAACCAGCTTTCGGACGTGGTTTTTCATTTAGATTGGTTTTAATGATGAGGCAAATTAACAAAAGGAAGTTGGAATAAAAAAATTTGTTTACACTTTTTTTCCAATTATTTTCAGAAGCCCTGTATTTACAGGCAGTTGCGAATCCTTTTGAATTGTCAATTTGGTGAAGTATTTACTCGTATCATCAACACAACCTCCCCAATAACGGAAAGCATCTGCCCCGAATTTGATTGCCGTGATGCAGTTGTCGTTGTCGTAGCGGTAGTTGTGGGTGAGGTGTATCTCGTAGGAAGAAAGAACCACCTTCGGCAACTGGGAGAGCTGCATCAAAAGGTGGTTGCGGATAAGGTCTCCCTCTTTCTTTCGTACTGCCCAGTGGGCACCCGAGTAGTATTTGTTCAATGACGGCACCTTTCCGAGGGTCAGTTCATAGGAATGACTCTCCGTAGTTGCCGTGGAGGTCGTAATGGGTTCCCTCATTACCATTCGACATTATTGCCCGCCATCTTGACTCCTCCTGTCTTTCGATACTTTCTTTCGTCGGCACTGACGCTGGCTGATTTTGGGTAGTCGCAGAATCCGAAGTGGTTGAGGAATGCGTTGGTATAGTCGTTCTTGGCTTTACCTTCTTCGACTTGTTGGTAGTAGTCACGTCTGCGCTTGTCTTTTTTCATTCGGCAAACTTCTTTCAAAAAAAAATAAGAAAAAAGTTGTGTAATCCGAATTTTGGTTTATTTTACCAAAGTAAGTAGTATATAAGTAAGTTAGTTAGTTAAGTTAGTTAGTTCTTTAAGAACTATTCTCTAAAAACTAAAGTAACTAAAGAAAATAAATAAAAGAAAATTAGAGCCGTTTTAAGGCACTTTAATACTCAAGTAAGGAAAACACCCACCGAGATAAAGAAAGTCCCGCAAATCGCTTCTAAATGCCCTCTATCGCCTTCTTGCGCCTTCTATTGCGAATAGCATTGCAAGCAGGAAGCAACAGATGGAAATGAATATCCAAGTACGAACTGGCTTCTCATCTGGCTTGATGGTGGTCTTCACCCACTTGGTCACTCGGATTGTATCTGGAAGGCAAATCGCTTTCACTCGGATCGTGTCGAACTTGCGAATCAAACTAACTTGGATGTTGTCCTTTCGTACAACTACCGAATCAATCTCTTTGAGGACAAGGGTGTCAAACAACTGTCGCTCTTTGGTTACGATTACCGTATCCCACTTATCTTGGGTGATTTTTGCTCCCTTTTTTACCGCCTGCTTGAGATGCCAGTTAGCCGAGCAACTACCCAGAGCAAGACTCGCAAGAAGGATTATCAATAGAGCAAGCAGGGGGTGTGGGTACTTCTTCGAGTTCATTCAGCCAGTCGTTAAAATTTGACGTATTTGGTGACTCCATTTTTCTTGGTTGCTTTTAATACTTCTTTCCGATTCTTGCTTGCATACGATACGTGAACCCAGTCGGGTTGCTCCTTATCACCAAACTCCCAGATGAGCTGATCGAACTCCAGCGTCTTGATGAAGTTGAACAGGGCAGCGTTGTCCTCGCATTGCAGGTCAGCTGCTTCTCCTTTCATATGCTGACTGGTTCTGCTCCCTCCGATGGCGGCATTCACCTTTGCATTGCGGAACCCAGAGGTCACCTTGATTGGGCCAAGCGCATCACGAGCAGGTTGCAAAATGTTTACCGCCAGTAAACGCAAGGCTTCCTTCTGCTCGGCGTTTGGTTCGTTGTGTATCCCCGTTTTGGTGACGCACAGTTCCTTGATGGTGAAGTTCTTTGTCATAGATAATGGGTCATAAAATGCGCCTCGTGATGGGTTTATGCGCCTTTAAGTGCGCTTTATTGCCCTTATGGACTATTTAACCTTCTTCTCTCCGTCCTTGCTCATCATCAAAGCGAAGCCGCCCATCAAGAAGGCACTGTACTCGGCGAGTGTTGCTTTCTCGAACCACACGAGAATCATACCCAGAGCCATCAGAATAAGTCCGATGGTCGTGGTCTTTGGGCTTCGGAAAATTCTATCGATCATTCTTGATATCTCTATTCCAACGCCACAAGGTGTAGATAAACGAGGTCAGCATTACTACCATCCCCGCAATCTGATGCACCTCCGCAATCGTTAATCCACCTACCGCTAAACTCCAAGAGGTCGCTACGGCACTTGAGCTATCTGCTTTCATTGTTCAATCGGTGTTGGAGGTTGACAGTATGCTGCTTCTGGATTCGCCACGCAAAACGCTTGGGCGTATTCGGTGTCCAACGTATAGCCAAAAGAGTTTACACCGCAGGGATTAGGCCATACCAACGCTGCATCGTAAGCAGCAAGAGCCGTATCCTGCCATACGATGTCAACGGCGTAGAGTGGGTCTGTTGCTTCGCATACTTGCAAGCCCTCGGAATCGGTTCCCCATTGCGTACATAGGTGGCCAATTTCCACTACGCAAGCAACGAGGTCTTGATTCCAGATAAGCTCTGTACCTTCTGGTGTTGTTACTTCTTTTTGTATTGCTGCTTTGGATGTTGCCCAGTCAGCAAAGGCGTATTTCCTAAAGTGTTGCATCTTAAAGGGTGGTAAGTGTTGCGAGTTCGGCGTTTGTTAGGCGTGTCTTAAAAACAAGAGTTTGATTAATCGCCCGTTCAAAAAAGCTTGAGCTTACTCCAGTATTGGTTGCAAAAACGCTTGTTGCTGGAATAGTTGCGGAGGTGTCAGTACCTACCAACGCCCCGTTAACATAAAACGCAATGTCGTTTGCTTTGTATGCAATAGCGCACTTATAGCGAGTGTTAGCAGTAAGTGTAGCCGTCTGGATGAAAGCCTGCTCAACACCACCAACACGAATTTGTGCGTACAAAGTGTTAGAGCTTGAACGTACAATTACAATACGGTTGCCAGTTGTGCCGTCGGAAAGTCCTAAAAAGTGGTTAGCGGAATCGTTTGCACCACCTTCAAAATCCAAAAACAAAGTGCCTTCAGTCTGGCCAATAAGCGAAGTAATGCCCGTTTTTGTTGCGTCGTCAACCGAGCGTGTTGCGGATGCTGCAAGGGTTGGTATGTAGGATGTTGCGTAGGCTCCAGCTTCAAGTTGTGCGCCCCATACAAAAACGCCCTGACCTCCAGTGGTTGGCGTGTAGGTTTCTACGTTGTTAGCATTTGTTAGGCCAAGCAAAGCAAAGCCGCCTCCAGCTGTTGCGGTTGTGATAATTGCGGTGCATCGGTACCAGCCATTCCCTGCGTTTTCAATTCTACCAGCCATCCCACTATCCGCACCACCTACTACTCCAGTAGTTACGTTAAACCAAACTCGCAAGCTGTTTCCTATGCGAATGTAAACCCAGCTGTACTCTGCTGCCTTAACGTAAAAGCTTGCGCTATACGAGATTGCTGAAAGAGTAGCACCATTGTAAATACGGTATGCGTTATTGCCCTGCAAAGTATCTACTACCTTTTCCGCACTTACCGTACCATCGGGGGCGGTAGTTACGTTAGCCGTTACCGTTACTCTGTCTTTTGTCCAAGCCGCATTATTCAGCTGCTCGCTGAACGTTACCAAGTTCGTCCGCTGACCTTCCAAAATCAAGCGGGGGCAAGTGCTACCTAAATAGTCAAGGCGGGCAGTATTAGCCGTTGGCCCTATCGATACCGCTGCTGTGGTGGTGGGGATGTAGGCTGTTGGTCCGAAATCAGAAACTTCAAACTGTGCACCCCAAATAAAGGCTCCACTGGTTCCGTTTCCTGCAAAACTATTAACACCTATTGCACTTGCTAAATTTATGCGTACTATTTCATTTGCAGCAACACTAACGCAAGTGATTATACAACGATACCAGCCGTTACCAGCGTCTTGAATTGCAGAAGTAACGCCAACCAAATCGGAGGTTGTACCATTATCTAAATTGAAATAGGCACCAGAGCTTCCTACACGTAGTTGAATGAAGCTTAATTCTGCCTTCTTGGCGTAAACGGAAAATACATTAGTGCCAATTGCGCTCGTAGTAGTTTGGTCTAATCTGTGTTGCGTAACTGCGCTTACAGATGCTATAAGTTTGTCAGCAGTTAATGCGCCATTCGGGGCAGTTGTAACATTCGAGGATACCGATGCTGAAGTAGGTGCCCAAGTAGTTGCAAATGTTTCACTTTGCAGTACAATATTTGTCCGCACCTTTTCAATAATCCCCGCAGAATTTACACGGGTAGCCGTATCGCCAGTGCGGGTGAAGGCTAAATCACCGCTTCCGTCGGTTGGTTTCTCGGCATATACCTTGCTTGTCTTATAGCCGCTTGGAATTACTACCAAACTGGCATCGTCGTAAAATGAACTCATCAGTTAAAATTTAAGGCGTCAATTGCATTTACCAAACACTCGTACCCTTCGGTGGTTCCGCTATCGGCGGCTACACGAGCAACATACGCATCCGCATAAATATATGCGTTACCAAAGCAAGTAGGTACGTCACCTATTGCCCTCGTATTGTAATCTTCGTCTCCCCAATAAGAGGAGCAGTAGATATTACCCCACCCGATGCTATTTGCCATTTTGCTCTTTTAAGAAATTTATCAACTTCACTTCGTTCTCTGGCTTCACTTTATAGGTACCAGCCGTGGAACGATTGACCATCGGTGGGATACATTTGTCCGTTTTGGTTCTCATAATACTCTGGGGTAAGCGATCCGTAGAAAGTCAAGTACGATACCAAGCGTCTTCCGTAGTGTTCAGCCGTATCTCGCTCCTTCTGAATCAAGTATTCCAATTCACTCTTATCGATGCCTTCCGAGTTCTCTGATTGCTTTCGGAACACACCACCGTTGCTCACCTTGTAAGCAAGGAAAGGAAGTATCTCAACCATTGCGTAATGCACCAAGACGTCCTGCACGTAGTCGGTCATCAAGGTTTCGTAGTTGCCTGTCAACGTATCGTTTAAGACGTCGTTCTTCAAGGCGTTGTACAAGGCCGTACCAAGAAGTGCTTGAACGTGAATGTCTTGGGCTATCTTGATGAACTGCACCATCTGGTCACGGTCGACATTGCCGTTGATGGCGGTGCGCTTGACGAGGTCATCGGGGGAGATAAAGAGGGGATACATAGTTATATAACCTTATTTGGGGATACCTATCTTTTTTGCATACTCTGGGGTGTAGCCCCGATAGTCCTGCGAGATAGGCGGTTTGGCGACTAACGAATCATTCACGGGTAACTTCACTCCCAACTTGCGGAGGTCGTTCACGCTTACCTCGGAACGTGGGTTCTTGGGGTCGGGTGCTGCTCCCTTCGCTCTTGAGAGATAGGTCTTCCGCATCCAGAAGTGTTTGCAGTTCGGGCCGCCTTTATAGAACAGGATGTCGTAGGTGTCTGAACCGCCCTCACCGAATCCCTTGTTGACGACCTTTTCGCTCATTGCATTTATGTCCTCGATGCGGTAGATTTTGTTGGCTTGTAGCATCAATCGGCAGAAAGCCCGCTCACCCGTTTTTTCGCCCGAATAAGCGTACCGAACTTTATACTTGAACCCTTCCTTCGTCACGCCGTCTTGTGCGCTCTTGGCGTTCGGGAATGCGCTTCCTGTGGAGGCGAAGTTCACCTCCCGCATCTTTACTATATCTTGCTCTGAAAGCTGCTCGTCACCGACCAGTTCCCACTCCTCCAAATCCTCGTCTTCTCCAAGCGAGGTCAATTCACGCACCAACTCCTCGGAGGCAGGGGCTGATGCTTCAAGCTTTTTTTGCGACTTCATCTGGGTGATGACCGCAGAGGAGTTCCCTGCGAATAACGCCTTCGCAACAGACGGCTCAAATTGCAACATCTGCACAAGGAAGGTGATGGCCTGGTCTTGCGTAAGAACGCCCTCCTGTACGGCTCGCATAATGTCAAGAGAGGACGCAATCTGCGCTCCGTTGTACGATGCCTCCTTCTGTGCGATTTCCTCGTTCACGGTAGATACCACTTCCGTAGTCACTTGGTCGGCTTCCTTCACTCCCGTTTCTTCCTCGACTGTTGTGGAGTCCGTGACCTTGATGTCGTTGAACTCCATCGGAGAGAGCGGCTTGAAGTACAAATTCAAAGCGACATTGTTCACCGCAAGCAGCTCGTCAAAGGCCTTTAAGATGCCCATCTGAATAGGGCGAATCACCGTATTATCCAGAAGCAAGTAAGCGTTCTTGATTTCGTCCGCATTGCTTCCAAGCCCCGTGTTCTCCTTAATACCAAAGAGCATCGGAGACGTGATGCGGTGGCCTACAAGAACCTTTTGAGCGGACTCTGAAGAAAGGAACTCATATTGCAAGTGGGCATCCGACAGGGTGACTGGCTCGATCGTAGCCGCCTTTGTACTATCGTCATTGAAAGCAAGAATCCAACGACCTGCGTTGGTGCTTCCCTGCCACTTCTGGGCGATGGTAGAGTTGATATTGTCTTGCTCCTCCTGCGGTGGGATGCCGTTATTGAAGTTGATTATCATTGACGGAGCGAGTCCGTTCTTGATGTTATTGATGTGGTAGTTCGCAATCTCCTCCTCCAACTCCGCATACGGCAAAGCCGCCAAGTAGCGAGGGGGTGAGTAGTAGTACGAACCTGCCGAATAGGGGCGGTAGTAAAAGATTTCACGCTTCTCGTTGGACTCCTCAAAGGCGGCGATGCGCTGCACTCCAGAGCGGTTCCGAACCTTCGTCCAGTCCCAAGCGTAGTAGTACGCCTTGATGGTTCCATCTTGGTCGCACTTCTCGGCTCGCAATGTCTGCACTGGCATATGCGTCACCTCTGCGATTGCTGATTTGTCAGCGTTCCACAACACCTGCAACGCTCCGTTGCCCAGCCAGTAGACGTCATTCGCAAAGCGGTAGGCGCACTCCTCCGAAATCAATCTGCGGAACTCAAGGAATGCGGACGGGTTGGTAGCCGAATCGGTAGCGTCAAGCCCCTTTCCGTAAATCATATCCACGATACCCGTTATGACGGCGTTATTCGTGGCGGAGCCGTTTCTGCGGTCAATAAGGTATTGGTAGTAGTTGTTGTCATCCCCATATTCCACCCAATCAAGGCGGGGATTCTCCACGATTGCAGGTGCAACGTAGGACTCGAACTGAACGAGGCGAATGTTATTCTCCATAAATCTTGAACTGATTGTTCATTGTCTCCTCTACTGTCGGGAGGACGGGTTGATAGGTGCTTGTTGTTTGACCACTCGGAAGCATCAGCAGGCGGTCGAATGCGAGTATCTTGGTGTTTGTCCAAGCCACGTTGAAGGTCTGCTCCGTGAGGCGAATCATATACACTACCTCGGCATCGAGTGGCGTGGTATTGTAAGTGAAAGTGAACTCACGAGTGTCTGCGTCAAAGGTAGGGGAGGTCACGTTGTAGATGGTGTCCGTGCGTCCGTCTTTAGAGTAGAGAACCATCTGCACACGCCACGTTGTATTGTACCCAGCGAGGGTGTCAACCCCTACTTGCCAGTCACGCACGGGCAGAGTGATAGTGTTCTGGGCTTTATATGATACGAAAGTCATACCTATATAACCCAAGAGTGGGACTTGTGTGAAAAAAGAAAGGGGGCCGAAGCCCCCTCTCACGTCCCGTTGGTCTAATTACGACCCAAGTACGATTGTAGGTTTTGTACCAAGCAATCCAGCGAACGGGTTATTCGCCACCGCTCCGAGCAGGAAGTTTGCGGGTACACGCTCTTGACCAGTCAAGGTCAAGTTGTAGCCCGTAAGGTCTCCCATTGCAGAACCAGTTACGATAGAACCTCCCGTTACTTCTGAACCGTGTTCCAAGCCCATCACCCAAGCGTTGCCGTTGTTGTCCTCGACAATCACCACGGGCTTCGCCCAAGCGAGCAACTTCACCTCTTTGTGGGTGTCGGCATCTTGCTTCTTCAATACGATGTTCAACACCTGCTCGAAGAAGGTCGTGCCGTTGTCACGGCTGGAAGTGATGGCCTGCTCGAAGTTAGAGGTACCTTTCAAGTCGTACTTGTAGGCACTCGTGGCAGTAGTGGCCAACTGGTCAATGACATCCGTGTCAGCGGTGTCGTAGGAAATTTGTGCCAAGTCGATGGAGTTGATGAAGTAGACCGCATTCAGTCCTCCTACTTGGTCTTTGCAGGGCTCAATGCGCCCAAGTGTTAATGAACAAGCCATTTTATTTTATTTTTTGTAATCGTTAGAAATGTGAGTTTTTAATCGGTGACAGTTGGCGCATAGTGTTTGCAGGTTGCTCAATTCGTGGTTGTGGCGGTTACCGTCTATATGGTCGACATCAAGCTGGCAAGCGTGGACAGGAACAAATCCACACGTTTCGCAAGTCGCTTTCTTGTGCTTTCGGTAGACATCTTTTGGTCGTACTGCTCCTTTTGTTTTATACCTCCACGATTGCTTGCACTTCTCGCAGCAGTATTTTGCCTGCTGTCCTATCAACTGCTTTGAACAGTTCAAACACAAAAGGGAGGACGAGGGTGTTTTACCCAAGCCCTCCCCCTGCGTCATCCTTCAGCGATTAGGCGTAGTATACCAAGTCGGCACCTACTCCAAACTGAACA